CGCCTGGCGCGGGGTTCGCCGGTCGCGCGGTCTCGCCGACGCGCCCACGCTGTGCTGCAACTCGCGCGGCGGCGTGCTGCGCCCGCAAAATTTGCAGCGGTGGTGGGACGCGAATTGTGGACGTTTCATGTGCGCTGGCTTCACCACGCATCAATTGCGGCACAGCAACCTCTCGATGGTCGCGCGGCACATGTCGCCGTTCGACCTGCAGCGGTATGCGGGGTGGTCTTCGCTCGCCCCCGCGCGCATCTACGTCCACGACGACCTCGACGCGGTCTCGCGCGCCGTCGCGTGCGCGTGGGGCGCTTGACTGCACCATTTCTGCACCAGAAGCAGCGCAGGCCAGGCGCGTTGCACGTCTGACCTGCGACAATTTCTGGTCGGGTGGACAAGATTTGAACTTGCGACCCGCTTACGGGCGGTATTTCGCGGCCGTTTCACACGTTACCACACGCGCTTTCCCGCGTCCACGGAGCACGTAAGTGCATCGGATGCACCGGGATTGCACCATCTATCACTATGATTTCATCCCAACCTTCGGAGCAAGTCGGCGGTTCCAACCTTCGTGCATGATACGGTATCGAGCTGTTGTGTTCCCCCTCGCGCATCATGCATACCTCTTTTGGCGTGTCGATAAAGATGCAGACTTTGCGCTTCGCGTTCGGGCATTCCGACAATAGCAATAGGCGTGATTTGCGCGTCGTGTAAAGTCCCTCGATGCATTCATCATCGACGGTTGCCAGCAGTTCGACGTATGAATCGTGGTTGCCAATGTAATCATCTGCGTGTATAACGTTTGAGAACCGTTGAGAATAGGTTGTTTTTCCTGCGTTGGGAATACCCATCACCAGGCGCATCTAGATTGTCACCGTGTCATCAGAGTACACGAAAACTGTCTTAATTTTTGCATCGTTTGTAGCTAAGACAGCCATATTCTTAAGCTGTGTGTTGGAGCCGCCAGATGTGTCTGACACATAAGCCTTCTCACTGGTCATATTGTAATCAGATAATGCGATGTGAATATACGGTTCTTCGCCTTCCTCGACGTATGAGTCCCAATATGCGCCGAGTACGCAGAATTGTGATTGATATGTTTTATCGTAAAGTTCATTTGCGCCATACGCCATGATGTTGAACGGCTCCCCATCGGCGACCTTGGCGGCTATGCCAGAATAGGAACCGCTCTCAATGGTCGCGGAAGTCACGGCGTTCAATTGCGCGTTGTCGAATTTGATTACCATATCGTATGCCATAGTCTCTACCTCCACTGTAACAGTCGAATATGCCTTTCCTTCTGGTGCCGTGTACGTCCCGTTCTCCGTGACGCTCAACGGCTCCACGGTGATGGACGAGCCGCCGCCGATGTGGTTGCCGAGCAACCTCACAGCATCCTCGATGGTGCGCCCCTGCGCCTGGTCGCTGCCGGCAAGCGCGTCGTTCAGCGCGTCAACCGCGCCCGTGATTGTCCCCGATGTGTCAGCCGTGCCGCCCTGGGCAACTGCAATTTCATTGAAAGCCGATGCAATGGTCATGATTAGCCTTTCTCTAGTCTTTGCCCCACATGCCTAGCATTTTCACGCAGTTGTGGGATACGTCCGATTCTTAATGCAACTCACGATTAGCCGTAATGACAAATACCTGCTCAAAAGTGGCGTCGCTGCAATTCGCGGCCGTGAAATTTTGCGTTCGCGTTTACGGTCGAAACTATGCCGTTATCGGTGTTTTGGCGCAATTTCACACGTTTTTTAGCTTTACCACGCAATGTCACAAATAGTGGGCAGTTTTCGTGAATTACCACGCCACGCTGATTTGCCCCTTGCGGGAATTGGAACCCGTGAACTCCAATACCAGGCATTGCGGACGTGATGTTATCTGTGGTGTCAGTAGTCCCGACAGCGAATATCCCCCCGCTTTGAGCCAACTACAGGCGCACAGAGATATGACGTGATGGAAACTCACCCTGTTCTGCTCGTTGAACCGTATCCGCGACGGCATGAGAACGTCGGGAGTGTGAGTGTGCGCCGTAATCACAGCGTCTACCCCTTCCACAATCGAAACGAAGTTCTTTCGCTTGTTAAGAGATTTGCCGTGAGTCACCATCAGCGCGTAGTGGCTCTTGGTCTTGCCGCGCACTAGGTTGATTCTCACGAACGCCATGTTTGGACGGTAGATTTCGGGTTTGCGGATTAGGCACATGACCTGATACAGCGGGTCTAGGTCTACTTCCTTTTTAGATCGTCGCTCGTGGTTGCCGCCGACGCACGCGAGAATCTTGTCTGCCACTGGCTCCAGCATCTTCGCCGCATATTCGACTTGCGCGGAAGGTGGCATTGTCTCCAGGTAGACGTTGGAAACGCTAGACTTGACGGCATTGTTCAGCAGGTCACCCGCAATTACCAGGTAATCATCATCGGTAAGGCCGTTTAGGAACTTCTGCAAACCGTCTACATCCGCGCTGGGTGAGCCGATGTGAACGTCTGCAATCGCCCAGACCCTTATCGTGCGCCCTGGCAGATGGTGGACGATGGGTACGAAGTCGTCAATCATAGGCATCACAGCAAGTCTTGAATATTCACGCCGTATATGTCCAACACGTATGAGCCGTTGATGGAGCCCGAACTCGAAGAATTGTAACGCTGGTAGATGGTGAACGTGATTTTGTTGGGATTGCTCGACGTGTCCAGGGTAGCCGCGTTGATGTAAACGCCGTATGGCGTGGTTCCAGAGCGCATTTGAAGCGTGCCGCTAGAATTGAGCTTCCAATGCTGCGTGGATGTTGCCAGTGATGTTGCGGTTTTGGTGGTAAGCGTCGATGTAGCCGAAAAGTTCACGATTCGCACGGTTGCCACATGCCGCCCGTTGGTGTGTGGTGAGGTATGGCAGATAGCAACCAGAAAATCATAGTCTTTGTAATCCGTTGCCGTCACGGCGAGCGTTTGCCCCGTGTCCGTCGCGGATGTGCTCGACGTGGATATAGTGCCGAGCGACTTCGTGGCAATCTTGGTGAACCTGTCGGTACCGCCGCCCGAGCTCGTGCCTTGCGTGCGGACTCCCGCTGACGTGTAGAAATACTTGCCGCTCGCCACGTCGGATGCAGCCGCCGTCGTGTCGGTAACGTCCACGAAGCTGGCAGTCCCCCCGCCCGTCTTGGGCAACGTCACGGAGGGCACCGCGCTGTAAGACGCGCCGAGCAATGTTATGTTCTGCGACATGGTGCCTCCTTACGAAATGGACAGCACCTTCGTGGTCGCGTCCTGGCTGATGGTGGGCATGGACAGCGACCCGCTCACGCCCAGGATTGTCTTGCCCGTCAGGATGTTGCCGCTCACGCAGTCGGTCACGCCGCCGAGCGAGACCGTGCCGCCAGACGTGTACCCTGCGGGGATGGTGTACGTGCCGGCTTTCGTGCTGATGGTGCCGCCCGTCGCGCCGTTGTTGGTCATGCTGCCAGTGTCCTGGCCGCTCGTGCCGATGAACTTCTTGCCGCTCAGCACGTTGCCTGCGGCCACGTCGCACTCGCTCGCGTCGTAGAACTTCGCCGTGCCGCCGCCGCTCTTCGGGATGTCCACCTCGGGACAGTTGGCATACGTCACCGAGTTGATGACTACCGATGGATGTGCCATGTTTGCTCCTTAACTAACTGTGATGGTCGAGCCGTTCCACGTTATCAGCCCGTAGTTGCTCGGTATCGGATTGACGGTGATGTCCCCGAGCAGCTTGTGGAAAGCCGTGGGGAGAACCTGCGCCGACGATGACGGCGTGACCTCGTACGCGCCCTCGTACGGCGCGCCCGCCGCGTCGAAACGCTCGCCGAGCGTCAGGCCGAGGTCGTCCACCTCGTCCACGTGCATCGGCGCGTCGCCGTCGGGCTCGACGTGCAGGGCGATGCGGATGTCACTCACGAATCACACCTTCCTCCAAAATGCGCTTCACGGGGATGCTGCCGATGCACGTGGCGATTGCCACAGCTCCATCATCTTGCACGGCGCGAATCTGCACCTCGCACTCCTTGCCGCTGCGCATGGACAGCGTGTCCTCCTGCGTCAAGTTGGTGGACACGTGCGTCACGGTCTGCTGCTCGACCGTCTCGGTTTCGAGCGTTATGTCGTCGCCCTGCTTGACGATCACGTTGTTGCCGACCTTGAACGCGAGATGCACCGCCATGCCCGTCAGGTCGGCATCGACAGTCGCCGTGATTGTCGGCGTCGTGCCCCGCCTCATGACTGCATCCTCTTCGCGGCGTCGTCGTTGACGGCCTTGGCCAGCTTCGCGTAGTCCACGTTGCCGGCTTGCGCCTTGTCGAGCTTGCCGTTCATGGCCTTTACCTCATCGGCCAGTTCCTCGACCTTCTTGTAAAGGCCGACCACGCAGTTGTACATGTTGCCCTGGGGCGCGGTGTTCTCCCAGTTGTAGCCCCAGACATCCTCGGGTGATGCCATGTCGTCCTCCATTTCATCGGATACTGCCCACACGAACTCCTGCCACGTCCTGCCGAACTCGGAGAAGTAGCCGTCGGGGTCGGTGTGGTCGCTGTACGTGTCCCATACTTGGTTCGCCAGGTTGTGCGATATGAGCCTGTCGATGCCCCATCCCTGCGATTCGAGATACCATGCGGCGAACTCTATAGCTGTTCGCCACACCTTCTCGAAGTCCGCCTGGTTGGTCGCGTGGCACAGCTCGATGCCCACGCTCCACGAGTTTGCCGCGCCGCCGACGTGCCAGCAGGCGAGGTTGTCGGGCGTCGTGTGGTACACCTTGCCCGTCCAGTCGCACACGTAGTGCGCTTCGCCATGTTGGTTGCCGCTAGACCAGTAGCTCACGTGGTCGAGCGCGGTCGCGCCAGGGTTGGCGGTCTCGTGAATCACCAGGTACTGCGGGACGTTCGCACCGCGCCCCCAGAACACGAACTTGTCAATCAGCTCCATCGTTCCTCCGTCCCAGCTCGGCCATGATTGGTGACAACACCGCCATGACGAGCGCGACGATCAACGCACGGCTCGACGGGTCGAACACGACGTAGCCGACCAGCAGGTCGATGTTGGCGATGATGACGCCGATGATGCCCTGGAAGATGGTGCGCAGCAGCCTGTACTTCGCTTCGTTGGATGTCAGGAACTCGTTCACTCCGTGCCCCCTATCTTGATTTCGTGGACGTCGGACTGCAGGTGCTCCACGTCCGACTCCAGCTTGTACGTGCGCTCGATGAGGTTGTTGTGCTTGTCCACGCGGTCGGAGAGCATGTCCAGCTTCGTCTCCAGGCGAGCGATGCTGTCGGCGTACTTGCGCTCGCGCTCGTCTGCTGCCCTTTTCACTGCCATGTACGCGCCGAAGATCGCCACCAATGCCGAGACTATGGGACTTATTAGCGTTGTCCATTCCATGTTTGCCCCCTAGAGTAGATACGTGAACCCGACGGTGTATACCGTCGATGCCGACAATGCAGACCTTGCGACGAGCTGAACATCGCCGGCAGTGGTGATGCGCCCCGTGTTGTTTTGCGAACCGCCGCACGCGAAGGACAGCGGACGTTTGCCCGATGCGATTGTGCCAAGTGATATAGACGCGCCAGCAGACACGGCAGAAGCGGGCTGGAATCTCAATTCGAGCATCGCAACGTTGCCCCATTGCGAATAGGTAGCAGCCGTGATGGGGTAGTTCGTGGATTGCGTCGCTGTCTGCGTGATTATGCTCGCCGTGGTGTTTACCGTGTCCACGGTCGGCATATCGCCGCCCTTGGTAGCCACAGCACGCGCCGCTCCGTTCGTGATTGCCACAAAAACGATATCGCCAACACCTGCTATGCAATACGCTTCACATGGGGTTGTGCTTGACGAACCGCCCAGCTTGACGTTCAGGGTGTTGCCAGATACTGATTCGACTTTTCCGAGAGTAGTCCACGTGTCGGGCGATTTCGCGTCGAAGCCGAACGCCGCCGCGAAGGATTCCATCGTCACCATGCGGCACCCCCGTCCGTGCTAATCGTCAGCGTGTTCGGCACGAACCGCCGCAGCTTCGTCTCGCACTGCGTGGACGGAGACAAGTCGATGGTCATGTCCGTCACGTTGCCCCTCCACGTCGTGCCGCTGTAGTCGATTTGTATCGCGTCGTTCGGCTGCATGACGATGTAGGCGTGCGTGAAGGTCACCTTCTCGATTTCGCTCGCGTTGTCGATTAGACGCTGCTCGGCGATTGCCTTCAGCGCGGTGATTCGGTCGGATTGCAGCAGGCCGTCCAGCTCGTCCACCGATTCCACCATCGTGACCTCGCGCCCGCCGCGTGATGCCAGGGATGCACGCGAGCCGTAGTCCATGGATGCTGATGCCCACAGGCACTCGTCATCGGTCTGGTAATACACGCGCACGACGTTGGGCGTCTCGTACCAGTCGTTCGCGAGCCCGACTTCTGGCAGCATTATCGACTGCGAGTCGTCGGCGAACGATTGCGTCACGGGACGCGATTCGGGAGCCACGTAGGGCACCATCATCACGGTGCCGTATGGGTCGGGGTAACATGCCTGGAAGTTCGCGGTGGACAGAAGCCAGTTGATGACCGTTATGTACGAGTCATCCGGCTCGAACGTGTGCGCCGATTTCGTCACGGTGCCGTTCGAGGTCGGCTCGTTCGTCTTGAGGTTGAACGACTTGACCAGCTCGTTCGCCTTATCCACGCAGTTGACGCCCGCCGCGATCGTGTACGGCGCGCCCAGCTTCTTGTCGAGTATGGTGGACAGCGTTGACGCGCCCGTGACCGAGCCACGCTCGATGAGGGCGTCCCCGTCGCGGTAGTAGACCACGTCGCCCACGGTGACGAAGTACGTCCCCAGCGGCACCGACTCCGAATCGCCGTGGTCGTCGGTGAACGAGTAGTAGATGCGCACGAGGTCGGTGGTATCCGGCTGCGTGCCGCCCTCGAAGTCGAACGTGCAGCTCGACTTCAGGTCGGTGAACGCGCTCAGCTCCACGCGCCCGCCCGTGATGTTGCCATACGTCTCGAACTCGCCGAGGTGGTCTGGCATCCCAGGTGCCCACCTCACGCGCTTGTAGGTGTAAGACTCGCCTGCCCTGTTGCCGCGCCACTCGGTCATACGGCATCACCCTCGATGCGGGTAATCTCCAAGTTGACCGTGCCGATTCTCGTGATGCTCGTGTACTTCGGCGTGTTGGTAATCTCGAAGTCGGCCCAGAAGACCTTACCGTCCACGGACTTGTAGACGCCCCTGCCGCCGTCGTGCATCAATTCTATGAAGCCGTTGCTCCACGAGTCCATGTCCACGACGGTGAACGTGATGTTGTGCGACTCGTCCAGGGCGGTGCCGTCGTATGACACGGGGTACTCGCGCCCGACGTAGTGGACGCGCTTCTTCTGAGGTCGGGTGAGCTTGTAGCTGCCCGTGGGATTCCACTCTGCCCATGCGGATTTCGCGCCGCCGTCCCAGATGGCGAACCACCTGTCAGTGACTATCTTGTTCGTGAACTCCTTGACGTAGAACGCGCCCGAGTTGGCGAACGTGACCACCTGGTAGGTGTACGACTTGTTCAGCGGCGCGTACTTGTCCACGAAGGTCGAGGGATTGGTCAGCCCCGTCGCAAGCTGCACGCGGCTGTCCCCGTCCACTCGGTAGAGGTCTGCGGACGTGGCGTTCGTGCTGCCCGTCGCGTTGTCCCATCCGACTGTCAGCGACGTGTAGCCCGTCTGCGCGTCGTTCGTTATCGCCAGCGTGCCGTGACGCGGCGCGGCCATCGAGACCGCCTGCGTCGTGTACGCCGATGCCGTGAGCGTCGTGGACGAGGTCACGTCGAACAGGAACATGTACGTCTTGCCCGTCTCGGGCAGGAACTCGGCGGTCGTGATGGAGCCTGACAGGCCAGACAGCCACTCCGAGTATTTCATGCCGACGATTGAGCCGCCGCTCATCTCGTAGACTTTCAGCGTGCCCTCGGCGAACGAGCCGTTGTCGTCCGTGAAGGTTATCGCGTAGTTGATGGGCATGTCCGTGATGGTCGCGGACGGTGCCGTGACGGTCACGGTCGGCGCGTCGTAGACGGAGAACGTGGACTCGCTGTAGAACAGCTCCCACGACTGCGTGAACGCGCCGTACTTGACCTGTGCGCTCCACACGTACTCGCCCTCGGGCAGCGTGATGGTCTTGGTGGTTGCAGACGACGATTCCTCGACGGTCGTCCACGTGTCCGCGCTGGTCAGCTTGTAGCGCAGCCTGTACGCGACCTGGTTGGTACGCTCTGCCCACTCGAACGTGACGGACGCGCTGCCGCTGGTGGACTGGATTACCTCGCCAGACGCGGGCTTTATAGGTGTTGCCATGTCTCCCCCTTACGCATATTGAGCGCGGGTTCTCGCCGCGAACGCCGTGAGCTGGCGCATGAAGTCCTCGGGGTCTTGCGTCACGACGGTCATGTTCTCCACGGTGATGCCGCCGCCCATCTCGTCGGCGATGGCTTCCGCGAAGTCCTGCAGCAGCTCGCCGCGCTGCGGCAGAATCATCTCGGCCCCGTTCTCGCCCGCGCCGATGAGCGTCGCCCCGTCCACAAAGCCGCCCTTGGCGTACCAGTCGACGGAGAACTCGGGCGCGCGGCCCTGCCCGCCGATGCCCCACGGAAACTCGCCGCCGTAGATGTTGAAGTGCGGCAGCGCGATGTGCGGCAGCGAGAAGTCCAGGCCGTCGAAGATCCCCTGGATGGTGGACAGCGCGTCGGATATGAACCGCTGCGCCGCGCCTATCGGGTCTTCCATCGCGGCCTTTATGCCGTCGAAGATGCCGCCGATGAACGACACGAGCGGCTCGAGCGAGCGCACCGCCGCGTCGATGGTGTCGATGGCCAGCCCGATTGCCGCCGAGATTGCCGGCCACACGAAGTCCACCACACCCTTTATCGCCTTCATCGCTCCGTCGACAATGGACGTGATTATCGGCCACGCGGTCTGGATGATTTTCGTGACCACGTTCATCACACTGCTGATGAGCTGCTGGATGTGCGGCCACACCTGCGTCATGAACGCGTCCACGGCCTGCATGGCTGTCTCGATGATGTTCTCGATGACTGGCCACGCGGTCTCGATTATGCCCTGGATTACGCTTATCGCGCCCTCGATGGTCTGCTGGATCGCGCCGCACGTGTCGTCGAATATCGCGTTGACCTGCCCGCCGATTTCATCGCCCAGTATGGCGTTGATGGTCGGCGCGACAGTTGCAGGCAGAAGCCTGAACACGTCGACGATCGCGCCAGGCAGACCCGTGAACAGGTTGACCACGAGCGTGCCGATGCGCGGGATGACGTTGCGCATCACGTCGCCGACGCTGTCGAGCAGCTGCTCGCCGAGCGCGCCAAGGTCGGCGTTCTCGTCGAACACGCCCGTGAGGAAGTTCTGCCACGAACCCTGCAGCTTCGTTATCGAGCCGCTGATTGTCTCGGTCGCTTCCTTCGACGTGGTGCCCGCGATGCCCATCTGCTCCTGCATGACGTGTATCGCCTCGATGACGTCGTTGTAGTTGTCGATGCTGAACTCGACGCCCGCGATCGCGGACGCGTCGGCTAGCAGCCGCTCCATCTCGGTCTTGGTGCCGCCGTAGCCCAGCTTGAGGTTGTCCAGCATCGTGTAGTTCTGCTTGGCGAAGCCCTGGTACGCCGTCGTGATGGACTCCATGGACGTGCCCATCTTGTTGGCGTTGTCGGACATGTCGCGCATCGCCATGTCGGCGTATGCCGCCGCCTTCTCGGTGTCGCCGCCGAGGCCCTGCAGCAGCGACGCGCTGAAGCTCGTCACCTGCTCCATGTACTCGTTGGCGCTCAATCCCGCGGTGCGGTACGCCGCCGCCGCGTTCTGCTGGACGATGCTCGCCGACTCCTTGAACAGAGTCTCCACGCCGCCCACGAGCTGCTCGTAGTCGGCGAAGTTGTCGAACGCGTTCGAGAACACGTCCGCGACGCTGCCCGCGATGGTGGACAGCGCGCCCGATATCAGGTTGCCCGCCGCAACGGAGAACGCGGTGCCGAAGCCGCTGCCGATGCCCTTGCCGGACTGCTCAAGCTGCTGCGCGGCGTTGTCGTCCATCTGCGCTGATATCTTGACGTACCCGTTGCCGACTTCCTGCCCTGCTGCCATGTTCACCCCCTGGCCTGTGTCCTCGGTTTTCTAAGCTCTGCCATCAGCTCGTCCACGCCCATCGTGCGGGCGGTCAGCTTGCGCATCTTGCCGCGCGTCATCCACGACGGCCCGACCATCTTCGGCTGCGGGCCGCGAGAGCGCCTGTCGGCCATGCCGTAGCGCATCATCGTGAAGTGGTTGACCAGGAGCGCGAGCAGGATGTCCGTGCGCGTCCACCCCGCGTCGGGGTCTAGCGCGGCGTACAGCGCCGACTCGCCCTGCGGCATGTGAGCGGCAAGCGCCGCGACGTGCGCCGCGGTGTGCGCCCCGCGCATCGCATGGTCGAGGTCGATGCCGTAGTGCCGCTGCAGGTCTGCGCGAAGCTCGTCCTCGTAGTCGAACGCGTGGACGAGGAAGCCTAGTTTTTTGGTGCGGCTTCCGCGATGATGGCCGCCACGACCTCCATCACCTTGGCGATGGGGGCCGAGCCGCCGCCCGCGATGTCCACGAGCTGCTCCTCGGTCAGGCCGCTGACCAGCCCCGCGTAGGCGATTGCAGCGTCCAGCTTCGCCATGGCGTCGGCTTCTTCGTCGGCCATGACTCGCATCAGCTTGAACGCGTCCCAGGACGCCGCCGCTTCCCTGTCGATGTTGAGGTCGGCGGGGACGATTGCCCCCGCCTTGTTGCTATCGCTCATGCTTCCCCTAGCTGGTCTGGCCGCTCGGCGTGATGGCGGTGTACTCGTACATCGTGTAGCCGTTGCTGTCGGCGATCGCGTTGAACGTCAGCGTGCGCCCGTCCACCTGCGTGCCGTCGAGGGTGGCCGCGCCGCGCTCGACGAGCTGGAAGGTGCCCGTGTAACGCTTGACGATGCCCTCGCGCGGGGTCGTCTCGATGACGATGCACACGGGCTCGAGCGTCTTGCCGTGGTGCTTCGCGGCGATGGTGTTGGTCGCGGTGGTCACGGCGTTGTCTCCCCACATCAGCTTCGCCACGTCGGCGTTGCACTGGATGGGCATGAACGCCACGGACTCTGTGTACTCGGTCGTGACGTTGTAGACCTCGGTGCGGCCCTCCCACGCGCGGATGGCGGTGGAGTTGGCGGACTCGCTGATCTGCACGCCCGCGTCGGACGTGAAGCCCAGCAGCTTCCACGTGCCGGCGAGCGACGTGGTCGCGTCGGTCGGCAGCGTGGTGCCCTTCGGAGCCACCCAGATCGCGCCTGTAGCTGCAGCCGCGCCGATGGTGACTTCGGAGCTGTTCATAGTAGCCATTGGCTACCTCCTTAATCTGTCAAAATGGCGGCGCAGTCGTACACGGTCTGGTAGCGCGGGCACCTCGTGTCCTCGTCCCAGAACGGATACGGGCCGCTGTTTACGTTTAACTTCGTGACGCCGCGCGGCCTGGACTCGCACATGAGCGCGTCGCGTATCTCGATGGCCATCTGCTCTGCGTCGGCCTCGGTCGCCGCCCACGTCTGCACGGCGATGGTCGGGTGGTCGACCATGTCCACGGTGCCGCCGCCCGTGCGCTCCACGGTGACGAACGGGGGCGCCGCGTCCCTCGCGGGGTACGTGCTCGCCGCGTGACCTTCGTCTGAAAGCCACTCGACGAACGATTGCGTTACGGAGTACATTCCCTCCCCCTTACAGCGATTTCAGAAGCGTGTTGTGCAGCGTGTTGTCCTTCATCGCCGCGTAGTTGAGCGGGTGGACGATGCCGACGGGCGCGTTGATGCCCTCGCGCGTGCGGAAGCGCCGCGTGGAGCCGCCGTACTTGGCCTGTGTGCCGCCGACCGCGGGCGACTTGTGGTCGCGGTGGTAGTAGCCGGTCTTGAAGCCTGCGCCGAGCGAGTTGGCCATCGCGTCGACCTGGTCGCGCTTCTGCATGACGAGGCGGTACGCGCCGTCGGACTCGAGCGCGACCTTCTTGAGCTTGCGCTGGTCGATGTGAATCTCCACGTCAGCCATGTGTCACCTCGCACTCGACGGGCAGGTTCCACGGCGTCGGCGTGTCCGCGGCGATGTAGGGCTTCGGGTCGCCTATCACGCGGCACGTGCACGACCACGGAGCGGGCAGCACCACGTCGCAACCCTCGAGCGCGCCTGCGTAGCCGCGCGGGAAGTGCAGCGTGTAGTCCACGTGGACTCCCTCGGGGCGCGAAGCCTCGAGGTCTTGCGTGCCGCCAGGTGCCACGAGCACGTTGCCGACGGACTCGCCAGTCATGCCGTACACGGCGTTGTTGAACCTGTCGGTGCCGCTCTCGTAGGGCCGCATCACGGTAACGTCCACGCCGCTAATCATGGCAGCACCCGCAGCCGTATCGGTGGATTTCGGGCTCGATGCTCCCGATGTATCCCGACGTGATGCCGAGCATCCGCTTCTCCAGCTTGGTCAGGTACATGTCGCCGCTCGGGTTGGCGTATGACCATGACTGCGAGTACGGCCCCGCGGTCATGGACGACTGCGACAGCCCGAACGAGTCGGACTCGCCAGCCGCCATGGCGCGTATCACCATATTGCAGGTGACGACCTTGGCCTTCTCGTCCCAGTCCTCGCTGCACTCGCAGTTGTCCACCGCGACCGCGTCGATGATTGCCGTGGCATCGGAGATGAGCGCGGCGGCTTTCGCCTGCTCGGTTGCAGACAAGGTGCGCCAGCGAACCTCGATATCATTCACGGTCGCGTACATCCGCGCCCCCTCTCAAAAGGTCGGGGCGAGCCGAGACCCGCCCCTGGTCGGTGTCCACTTAGGCGGTCTCGCCCGTGGCGCCCTCGGCTGCGATCTGGAAGAACGCGTCGTCGTCGGCCACGACGAAGCTGGCCTCGATCTCGGCGCGAACCGCGAAGCAATTCCGCTGCCACAGGTGGATGAGCCCGCTGTTGCCGTCGTTGAGCGTGGCGTTGTCGGAGAAGTCGATGTTGATGCCGTCGACGATGCCGTAGAACGCCTTGCTCCAGTCGCCTGCGATGCAGCCGCTGATGGCTGCGCACGGCACGACGTCGGCGCCGTAGATGCGGCCGAGGCGGCCGTCCTGGATGTTCTCGATGAACAGCGGCATGCCCAGGCCGTTGACGGCGGTCTGGATCTCGGCTTCGGCGAGAGCGGACGCGGCGATGCCGTTCATGCGGTAGCCGTCGGCGGCGATTGCCTTGATGCCGTTCTGCAGCTTGGCGGCGAAGTCGGCGCCGCTGGAGATGGTCTGCGCGTTGACCAGCGAGTCGAAGCCGGTGAGGGCAGACTGCGTGAATGCCTGGGTGTCGAACGCCTTGGCGATTGCGCCGGGCAGGCGGCCGATGAGGGCGTCGTACAGTGCCGGCATGTCGCGGCGGAACTCGTTGGAGAAGACCTCGATGACGGCGAACTTCTTGGGCACCATGTTCTTGGTGGAGAAGGTGCTGTTGCTGACGGGCTTCTCGCATGCCTCGTTGACGATGGACACGGTCGGGTCGCCCGTGATGACCGGGATGGCCAGGCCACGGCCGGGCAGGTAGATGCGCTGCGCCAGCTTCATGACGGCGGACTCGGCAATTGCGCCCTGGATTACGACGTCGCTGACTTCCTTGGGCAGCGACAGTCCGGAGGTGCCGCGGTTGATGTCCACGGCGGTGGTGGAAAATGCCATGATGGTTCCTTTCGGTTACTTGAACGTCTGCTCGGCGAAGGCAACGAACGCGTCGCGCGGGTCGGCCTTGCCGCCGTCTCGCACGATTCGCGCGGGGATGCTCGAGCCGATCGCGTGGACGGGCTGCTGCACCTCGCGGAAGACCTCGCAGAACCGCTCCATCGCGTCTGCGTCTGCGCAGAACTCGAGCAGCTGGACGGGCACGGCGTGCTTCGCCGCGATCTCCCGCGCGTCGGCCAGGCGCTTCTGCTCGGCCTTCATCTCGGCCAGCTCCGCCTCGGCCTTCTCGGCGCGGGCGTTCGCCTTCTCCTGCTCGGTCATCTGCGCTTCCTTCAGCTTGGCGAGCTCGTCCTCGGCGGCCTTGCCCTTCTTGGCAAGCGCCTCCCACTTGCGCGCCTCCGCCTTCCAGTCGGTTTTCGCCTTGGCTTCGCCCTGCGGCTCTTCCTCGGTGGTGACTTCCTGAACTTGTTCTTCGGCCATTTCTGACCTCCTTTCGCCCCTGCGGGCATAAAAAAACGCCCCTGCGGGCGTTGTGGTGCGCTCTAAGCCGCCATTCCCTGCGGACTGGCATGCTTAGGCGTTCGGACTATCTAAACGCCTAAGAAAGCGTTTAAACCGTTACTATTTGGCGGAACATGTGCCCGCACTGCACGCGGGTGTCCACGAAGAGCCTCACGTCCGCGTGCTTGCACTGCTCGCAGAAGTAGAGGTCTTCGGACAGCATCTTGCCGTTGCCGTAGTCCACCCACTTGTAGTACGGGTACGATATCCGCCTGAACACGTCGGTGCGGATGAGCGCGCAGCCCATGCCGCCGCCGTGGATGCGCTCGAGGTACGTGCCGGCGGCTCGCAGCGCCGCAAGCTCGTCACCCGTGTACTGCATCGTGTAGTTCAGCTCGCCGCGCTTGCAGACGTTCGTCTTCAGCGTGTCCTCGTTGTTCTTGTTGCGGTGCGCGTAGTAACCGAGCACCACGTCCACGCCGTCGGCGAGCATGTTGACAAGCGCGTCGCTCGGCAGCGTCACGTCGTTGTCCACGAACAGCAGGTAGTCGGTGGACAGCTCGAGCGCCCGCTGCGCGATGTTGTTGCGCGCCGTCGGGCAGTCGTAGCCGCGGACGAACTCGAACAGCACGTCGTTGCCGCCCTTGTCCATGTCCCACAGCGCCTTGAAGGTGTCGGGGTAGATGGACTCGAACGTCGGTATCGCTGTCAGGATGCTAGGCATAGGCGATCTCGCTCCACGGCTTGTCGCGGTACAGCTTCAAATACTCGCGCCGCGGCAGGTTCGGGTTGGTCTCCCAGTCCATGTAGCCGACGTAGTGCTGGATGGCGGGGTCGTCCGTGTAGCCGCACGCGCGGTTCTCGTTGAACCTCACGGGGATGTCGGTGGACAGCCCGCGCTGCTGGCCCAGGATGTTCAGCGCGTCCTGCTCGACACACCACAGGTGCTTGCGGTTGATGAGGTCGACCAGCTGCGCCTGCGCATCGTCCTCGCGCATCTTGGCGAGGTTGAACATGCACACGCCGACGTTCTGGTAGTGGCCCGAGTTGTACGGGTCGTAGCCAGACAGCGACTCCCAGCACGCCGCGAACCACTTGCCCGTCAGGTCGATGTCCCACAGCGGCGATATGTCGTCGAGCACCACCGTGTCCACGTCGAGCGACAGCACCCTGTCCACGTCGGGCAGCAGCTCGCAGTAGCACGCCCGCGCCAGCACCATCTTCGTGAAGTGCGTGTCGGCGTTCTTGCTGCCTGGCGGGAAGGTGCGCTCGACGAAGTCGTGGACGTTCATCACGGTCACGCAGTCGGGCATGTCGTACGGGAAGTCATCGTCCTCGATTAGCAGCCAGATATGGTCGATGCGCGTGTGCGACAGCAGCGACTTGACCGCCCAAACTATCTGCTCGTACAGGTTGCGCGTCCCCGCGTAAACGACGTGCTTCTCCATGTCCACCCCCTAGTGCATCCCAGGATGCCGATATCGCATCACGATTGCGGTCTCGTTTGCGTTCTGCCACGGCACGTCGGTCAGCCCCGCGTCCACCTTCGCTCGGTGCTCGGCCTTGGCCTGGCGCACCCGCTCGGCAAGTTCCTCGGGGTATTCCTCGATGCCGCGGGCGTTGGCTATGCGCTCGTCGTCGGCGTCGTAGTAGATTTCCTTGTAGCGTTTCAGCTTCGCGTAGCCGTCGATTTCCTCGGGGTCTGCGAAGTACACCGCCACGCAGTCGCAGTTGCGGTGGTAGTCGCCGCCGTGCCGCGAGGTCTTCGCCGACTTCTCGGTGAGGTACCACGCTCCCTGGCTCGCCAGCATCAGGCACCACGCGCACGTGTCGCCAACGGGCACCCTCGCCCATTTGCCTGGCGCCAGGCCGCGCTCGTAGTCGCGCCACAGGTTCGCCGTGCCGGTGCGGCGTATCGACTCCTGTATCTGGTTCGACAGGAACTCGTTGAACACCGACTTGACGTCACCGCCAGACTTCGCCACGGTGTTGGCGCGCTCGCGTATGCCCGCGTCGTCCACGTCGGGCAGGTAGGCTTCGTCTGCGCCGATTCCCGCCAGCTCTGCGCACAGGTCATACCACTGCGCGCCAAGTTCCTCGCCGAGGTAGCTGAACTTCATCGCCACCTGCGTGGCCGCATCCACGACCTCGTCCACGGTCATGCCCTCGTAGACGTACTCCATGAACTCGTCGATGGCGGCCTGCTTGAGCTGGTCGGTCACGTGGCCGAACGACTGTATCTGCTCGTAGTTAGGCGCGGGCATTGTTCAGCAGCCCCGCGAGCGAGAACGACGCGCCGTTGCGCCTTATCTCGTTCTCGACCTTCTTGCGCATGTCCTCGGTAAAACCGATTTGCTCCCAGAACGTGTCGGTGCCAGCGAATCCCGGCACGACCGACGCGATCTTTATCATGGCGTCCGTCTGGCTCACGATGCTCGGCATCGCGGGGTTCTTGAAGTTGACGGTGAAGTCGGCGTCCACCTCGTCGAGCGCCGCGCCAGTTTCCTCGGCCATGGCCATCAGCGCGAGCGTCCGCAGCGACTCGCGCGCCCCGTCGTCGAAGTCCTGGCACTCGATAATCAGCGGCTCGTTCGCGGCGTAGATGGCCTCGGCGCTGGCTGGCTGGTCGTGGATGACGCCCAGCGTGCTAATCGGCACGTTAGTCTCACCAGAAAATCGAGCGGCAAGATTGCGCATATAGTCCACATGCGGCTGCATGGAACCCTGCGGGAGCTGGCCGAACTCTGGCAAGTCATTATTTTCATCGCGTCCAACGGCGAAGATGTTGCCAATATATGCCTCCCATTTCGTGGTCTGCTCGAACGCGTCGCGGTCTGCGCCCAGCAGGTACTTCTGCGGGCTCGTGAAGAACTCGGCGCTGATTTCGGTGCGCAGCGCCTCGCGCACGGCGCTGTCCGTGATGGACATGACCGCGCGGGTGATGCGCGACTGGCCGAACGGCTTGAGGAAGGTCGGGCGGTACGTGAAGGCAACCATAGTCGGTCTGCCCACCGATATCTGCTCGTACTCCCAGTCCCAGTACGTCAGCCCCGTGTCGAACGTGCGCACGATGGCGTCGGGCGCGTGCAGCGTGACCATCGCGGGCCTGCCGTCCACGAACGCGTCGATGACGATGCCGTAGGCGATGCGCCCCGCTATGTCGTCCCAGCGCGCCGCGGCGTTCTCGGCGCTGTAGAAGTCCACGAACGCCTTGCCGTCCTTCTTCGTCGCGGTGGCGAAGCAGCACGAGTGGATGAGCGTGGACTCCACGGCCTGCCTGAACTTCAGCGACAGGCGCGAGCGCGCCGATATGCCGTCGAGCACGGCCTGCGTGGACTCGTCGGCGGCGCCGAAGCCGTCGAAGCGGCAGCGCACCGCCATCGCGTCGACCGCCTTCTGCGGCCAGCCCACGACGGTCTCGACGTTGAGCAGCGTCGGCGGGATGCTGATGCCGAAGTCCTTGAGGACGTTCTTGCCGTTGTAGTAGCGCATGCGCAGCGCGTTGCGGTACAGCTTCTCGTGCCACAGGCCGAGCGCGTCCACTATCATCGCGCGGTATTCCTCGGGCATGTCCGCGCCGAACTGCGGCATCTGGAAGTCGGCACCGACGTAGGGGTGCCAGTGGTTCGGATGAATCAAAACACGACCGCCTTTCTCCCAGGCTTCCGTTTGGTTGTCATTGCACCGCGGTATGCGAGCGCGCACGCCTCCACGAGCGTCGCGTCGGCCCCGTCCACGGACGCGAAGCCGAATCCCCCAGAATTGCCGATGCGCCGCCGCGCGGTCTGGCATGCCGACGCGTCGAGCGCGGGCTGGCCGTAGTGCGTCACCTGGCGCTCGCGCACGGCGTTGACGAACGCGCTGTTAGCCGCTATCACGTCGGCCGTCGACGGGCGCACGATGACGTTGCGCGGCACGCCACGCTCGAGCAGCAGGTCGTTGAGCGCCTGGGCGTTCGCCTGGCCGTCCACGACGATCTGCGCGGCCTTCTGCCACCGCTCGGCGAGGCTGTCCACGAACCACGACAGGCCGCCGCCCATGCTGCGGCTGTCCACCACGTAGGCGAACGGCGGGCCGTCGTCGTGCTTGTGGCATGCGGCGAGCGTGCCGACCGCGCCGTCTGGCGAGAACTTCACGGCGTAGACCACCGTGCCGCCCTCGCGCGGGTCGTCCACCTTGCAGGCGGCCCACTCGGCGGGGTCGATGACGTGCTCGATTTGCTCTTCCATCGTCTTTGACCACCACCCGAGCCGCTCGCGGGCGAACGTGTCGGCGTCCATCTGCTCGCACTCGCTCTCGATGGTGGACTCCTGTATCAGTATTCCCAGCGACGGGTTGGTGTCGTACCAGCGCGACCTGTCCCTCACGTCGCCTATCTCGTCCACCGACCACTCGAACCACGCCATGCGCTCGGTCTCGCCGTCCAGGGCGCGCTTGCGTATGTCGCGGAAGACGTAGCAGTCGCTCTTCGCCGTCGGCGGCGTTGACACGTAGATGACCTGCGGGTCGCTCGATGCCGATATCGCCGGCAGGAACGACGCCTGGCTGTCGGCGTCCAGCTCCAGCGCCTCGTCGAAGATGAGCAGGTCGCCGTGCTGTCCACGGCCCCCGTTGCGCGTGCGCGCCAGGAACTTCATGCGCGCGCCGTTGTTGAGTATCACCTGCTCGCGGCCCAGGGCCGTCTTTATGTCCTTGACGTACTTGCGCAGCTTCTTCTGGTCGAAGAACGCCGCTATGCTCTCGAAGGTCTCGGTCGAGGTCTTCTGGAGGTGGCTCGTGTAGATTATCTCCTCGCCGTGGACTATCATGCCGTAGGTGCAGCGCGGCACGACCAGCCCGAGCGTCTTGCCGTTCTGGCGCGCCACGGAGCCGCCGCACGTCTGCGCAGCCCACCTGCCGAGCGCGTTGCGCGACAGCCAGCCGCGCATTA